ACGATGCTCAAGTCAGCCAAGACTATGTTGAACCGTGAAAATGATCCCGAGGTTAGGAAAGCTGCATTTAAACAGTTGGTTGCAGTGCATGGTTCAGCGTTGTTCTTTGCAGGGGTGCAGGGGTTACCACTCTTCGGTGCATTCACTATGATTGCTAACTTGTTCTTAGATGAGGACGAGGATGATGCAGAGACCATCGTACGTAAGCATATCGGAGAGGGCTGGTATAAGGGTGCTCTAACAGAACTGCTTGACATAGATGTATCCCAGCGGGTAGCACTCACTAACTTGTTATTCCAAGTTAACCGATATAACCGAGACGCCTCACCGGAAGAGACGATAGGGTATTACCTAGGTGGCCCCGCATGGAGTGTTGGTAAGTCGTTTATCCGAGGAACAGGAGAGCTTATCAACGGAGATATGCAACGCGGTATCGAAGCGATGGTACCCGGAGCCGTGCGTAATGGTCTGAAGGCAATACGTTATACGGAAGAAGGTGCGTTGACTCGACGTAAAGATCCTATCCTTGACGACATTACCGGTGGGCAGCTTGTTTCACAGGTGATAGGTTTTGCCCCCGCTGAGTACGCAAGACGGCAAGAAGAGAACCAAGGGGTTAAGCGCATAGAGAATACTTTACGCACTAACCGAGGCAAACTGCTCAAGCAATACTACCTCGCTATGCGTATGGGAGACTACGAAGAAGCTCGGGATGTTAAACAAGACATCTTGGACTTCAATAAGCGTGTAAGTAGAAAGTTCCCGAAAGCAATTATTACATCGGATTCAGTTGCACGTTCTATGAGATCACACATGCGTACTTCTGCCACTATGCACAACGGTATTGCAATAAGCCCTATGTTTCGTAAGTCTCTACAAGAACACTTAGACGATAGTTCGCCTATTACGCTGGACGATTAGTTATCTAAGTGGCGTTGTTCTTTGTCGAGTATTTGTAGCGTACTCAATACGATCTGGTCGTCACCAGCATCTAACACGTTACTGTCACGTAGCTTAATAAGAGTCATCCACGCGAGTAATAGTTCAGTTTTGTTTGCTTCCATCAGGAACTCCTTAGTGTAGGAGTTAGGATACCCCCTCCGAAGAGGGGGGCGCTCAGAGAGCAGGAGGATGACAGCACGGAGTGTGAGAAGGAGGACGAACTGTCGAGCTAAATATATCACAATACTCGCCATACACGAACCCCTAATTTGCCACTCTCCACCCTAACTCTAGTTTCTATAGCCCAGCTTTTACCCTTTGTAATAGCCTTGGCTTGCTTTATAGCTTGTGGAGTATTGATGCACGGCACAAATATAGATGAACCGACAACCATACTCCCCCAGTCAATTACAATCTGAACGCCGTCAGGCGATAGATCATACGTTCTCAATACTCTCCTCTTCATCGTCACCCTCAGAAAATTGGACCGCGATCACATCTGTTGGGGGCATGTTTAGTTGGGTGCCTTTACTTAACCGCATTTTCATCCGTTTACCCCCTAGCTTTTCAACAAGATCATTTACGAACGCCCCATAGTTTATCTGCTGCTCCCCACACCACAACCGCAGCGGCTTGGGTACTAGGTAGAGCTTCTTAATATCAGTTTCATATCGCGCCACCAGTTTGTTGCGGGGTACAGCCTCCGGTAAAATTATGGATTCCATAGTGGTACCGTCAACCTTACGTAGGTCGCTAGTGCTCTTTATACGCAGGATGTTATCGATATGCTCGTTGACATATTCGTTAAGGGTTTGCTCAATAGAGACAGCCATATCATGCGCTTTGGCCTTATTCTCTAACAACATGCTAATCGTCCAGTCAGTAAGCGCCGGTATATCAAACCGAATAAGACCCAACTGTTTTGCGATAATAGCCCCTGCCAAAGTAAGTGTTGCATGTACTGACCAGAATCGGTTTTCTGAAGACAGCCTTGCTTTCTTATCGACGCGAATCTGGATCTCCCGTATCAACCGCTTAACCTCGTCCAGATTGTTGATGACATACTGCACAAATATTGGCCCTGCGTGCCCGTAGCACTTACCTAATGCACGACTGAAATCATCGGTCTCTTCCTTACTACTAGAACCGGTAAACATCTTTTCAACACGTACCTCAAGTATCCTCTGCGCTTCTGCGTTTGGGTTGTCCTTCTTCATACGTATGCGTTCTATGATACTAGTGTTCCCCGTCGTCAACGCAAGAAGGCTCCAAGACTCACCCCGTAACCGCTCTGCGTTACCTCCACTAATAAGCCTACCCCTCTGCTTACCTGTGGTGAACTGTAAGGCCAGCGTACTCAATGCTTCACTCTTTGCGTTAGTCAACTCGTCAATGAGCAGCGGCAGGTTATGCAGTACTTCAGAACGATTCATCTTGGTGTTGTGCGTATCCTGCTCGTTAATCACTAGCTCTGCTGGGTCACCCCATATAGATGCAGATGCTTTCATGGCAGTTGTTTTACCTAAACCAGATTCCTTGCTGTAAAGATGTAATGCAGAACAAGCGATATCGTCTATGAACTGCATCAAGACAGATCCGAACCCAGTACAAGTAGCATACTGATGCAGTTCAAATCCCGGTTTATTGTAAAAGTTAATTACCTCTCGCCACTCATCTAACGTACCCTGCGGCTCAAATGCGGGGAACATCCCCACTGTGGCTTTAGAAGGCGGGTTAAATACCACCTCATCTTTCAGGATCATCTGGTTACCCAGCACAAACCCTGTCGCTTCATCGTCTATCCAACCAAACTGTCTGTATGCTTTCTCTGCCACTTCCTTCTCCTGTAGTTCATTTACCCAAGTTGTGATGTACTCCATCAGTTTTTCCACTCTTGAAACAGCTACCCCGTGCATGGACATGTTCTTCCTAAGTTCTTCCTTAGATGTAACTGCCGTTAAAGGCAGAGTGAACTCCCGTACACCGTCTCTAGGTAGATGTAGACGTACCACTACAGATTCACCCAGCTCTAAATCTACTATACGCTTAACAATGTAGATATCGTTGTGGTAAATCCGTTCTTCGTTTTCATTCCCTTCCGAATCTTGGGACCGTATATAAACTCCCCCGTTCGTACCTCTAATATATGGGAACGGATACTTAGGTATTACATAGGTATTGACCGGTGCATTAGGTAGGTCTAAAGCGGGTGCTTCGACCGTATTTTCCTCCTCTGTAGCTTCTCTAACGCGCTTACCGATGTGCAAAGGTGACCTATATTTGCCCCTATTTGGACACTGTAAACACGTTTCTGGTTCAGTTTCCTCGAATTTAACGCAGGTATAACGTTTGTCGGACGTTAAGTTATCCCACTTTGAATCAGTCTCTTCAGGGTCATAACCGTCGTAACCCTTCGATATCTTGTGTGCCTTCTCTCTTGACCCATCGCTACAGGCTTTTAACACCGACAGCATCCCACGCCATATAGGCTCCGAAACTCCATTAGGGTTGGTTAGTGCTTTCTGTATCTGAGCGCATCCTTCCCCTTTGCTCGTCTTGAGTAATATGTCTTTGAACCGATACTCACGGTTCGACAACGCCGCGTTCATTACGGCGTTAGCCCCATCAAATCTTCTTGTGGGAACTGGTATCAAGTCATTTCCAAGCAACCTTGAAAATAAATCAAAGTCAACCAAGGTCGGTAGGTGAGTACCTACGAAATCAACCTCTGCGGGAATTTCGGGTTTATAGTTGTGGGTTCTGGGTATACGTAGTACCCGTGCTGCATCCGCTGTGACTGCGGGGTCAGCTAGGAAGTTGTTCTCTGCACATAACTGCTTTAGCCTGAGTGCCACTGGCAACCAGTCATCTAAGGGTACTGCTTCTGACAACACCCAATATACATGAATGCCGCGTCCTGAATTAATAAGCAACGGGCGAGGTAGCTGGAGCTGCTTACAGAACATTTTAAGTTGTGCTATCGCTTCTGTCTGCGATACGAAATCTTTGGATGGGCCACAATCGAGATCTAGGAAAAATGATTTTAGATGTTGTACGTTATCTACTTTGCGGGATTTGGCTTCTTTAAAACTAGCTAAGGCAAAATAAACATCGTACCCCTTGGTATCTAAATCCTGTGCCGCATCGACCACATCATCTACAGAGTCAAAGAACTGTTGGCTCCTCTTATCCGCAGACGTGTTAGATGCAAAAACACAATACGATCCACTCTCTGGTAGCGCCTCCTTTAAAAATATTGCTGTTTCCATAAGATAGATCCGAAAGACACCACGGCAGGGGCATTGCTACGCCCTCTTCGACTATTCTAGCCGTGGGTACTGTTGATTGGTTGGGCTTCTCCTAGAAGAGACCCAAATTAACTAGAACTAGTCGTCCCAAGCATCAACAAGGTCACTCAGATCTTCTTTCTCTTTCGGTGCAGCCGTTTTAACTTTGGCCGCTTTCTTCTTTGGTTCTTCGATAGGTTCTTCTGCTGGTTCATCAAATGCGTCATCGATATCACTACCAACTTCTACCACCGAACTGCTTTCGGTTTCGACCTCTGCAAAAGGATTCTCATCTTCCTCTGCAATATCGTCAGCATTAAATCCATCTACAGAATCGAAGGGAGACGCAACTTGTACAGGCATATACTTAGTTACCTGAACGGCACGTAACCGCAACGATACCCCAGCACTTGCCATGCTGTAGGGCACCAAGACAACTGCAAGGTTTACCGTACTGCCAGAAGTTAACTGGAAGTCCTCTGGTAATTCCTTGTTCTTGGCATCGTACTGCTTAGGTTTGTTGGTAGCGTCTTTACCGTACGCCCCTTTAAGTTTTGCTTTACCGACGTACATACCGTCATCGTCTTTTGTAAAAGGCATAGGGAACTTTTCAGGCCACTTCGCCTCACGCTTCTCTTTGTAGAAAGCTGCCATAGCAGCCATAAGTGCCTTGGCTTTATCTTGATTCATCTTGAAAGACATTTCGTATGCAGCGCCATCATCCAATGGGTCGCATGGAACACTTCGGTTTTCGCCACTGTCAAACTTGTATGTCTTATTAATGCGTGGGTAAAGTGCTTCTACATTTCCAATCTTGTAATTCATATATGTTTCTCCAAACATTCAGTCATTAAAATTAAAACCGTCAACTTCTGAAAAAGGTGACACACCCGCGTCCTCCACTGGCACTACGCTGAAAGTAATTGCTTTCATAGTATCTGGATGCTTCATCATTTTCTGTACGGCTTCGTACTCCTGCTCTTCCAACGGACGTATAGGTCTGAAGAAGAGTTTTGGTATGTCGCTACTAGGGTCAAAAAAGACCTTCGTTATCACAGCGACTATCGGGGTATTCTGTGCCTCTAAATACCTAGCGTAGGCTTGTAGTGGCATGTTTACCCCAACTGCGTCACCAAATATAGAATTAGAAGGGAGTTGTAGTTGATAAACTGTTTCCAGATCATCCTCCGTAACTACGGCTAATCGTTGCACGAATTTGCATGCGCGGCTTTGCCCTTTCCCTGAACCCTTTATATTGTTAACACAGTCTAAGCACCGTCCCGCTTGCCTTTGCTCTGCTGGAACATCAGCGGCGGGTGAATCTGTATCTGAAGACCAACAAGTTGGTAAAGCAACCTTGCTAGGGTTGTAATCATCCGCGTAATAAATACGGGACATATAGGCTATACCAACCACGATCACATTTACAGAATCTTTTGCCATTTCTGGCAAACCATCGAACTGACGGTTACGTATGCTAATTCTTTTTATCATCTCGCCCATCAATAATCTTCATCTGTTTCTAATGATGGGATAGATTCCTCGTTATCACTAACATCGCTCCATGTAGCAGGTTTACCTTCTTCGCTTTTCGCTGTGGTTAATGCGTCCGTGATGGCAGCTAAGTTAAACCTGTAGGTGGAACCAATGTGGATATACGTATCTTTGGGAATTATCCCTTGTTTCAACCAGCCTCGTATTGTGGCTTGGTTTACCTTGAAATGTTCTGCGACATCTGCAATAGGGACAAAGGGGCTACTCATTTTTTCGGTCTCCTGACAGAAAGTGTGTATGATGAATCCGAGTTCAAACCTTTCGGTAGCTTATCGGGGTTTTCTTCTAGGTACTGGCGTACGTTCTTTTGATTAAGGCGCTTGTCGAAGAGTTCAGGTACTTCGTTCTCAAGTATAAATTCGTACATGGATTCCCAATCACTCGTCCAATAACTCTGCTTAACTGAGCGATAAAACAAACCTTCTGGAGTTTTAAGGCTGTCCACGTTATTCTCTTTGCAGTAGTTAAGCAGGGCTTGTTTCACCTTATCCCGTTCTTGCGTTAGCAAATTGTACTCTGCGTCAAATGCGCTCTTTAACTCAGTACGTTTAGCAGTCATCTTCAAATAAACTTTAGTCAGTTTCTCCAAAGACAAAGTACTACCTTCACTCATTTCGATCTCCTTCACTTATCGAACTGTTGAATATAATGTACTTGGATCTATTACGCAAGTATTTCGTTGTATAAGTCGATCATTTTTGTATGTATGTTTATTTTGTTATCAAGCATTCTATAGACGTGCTTTTCTATAGCCGACCCCTGCAACTGCACCACTGTACACTTGTGGTCTTGGCCTGATCTATGTACACGAGCGTTGGCCTGTGCGTACGTTTCTAATGAACTCGTTGGCCCCCACCACACCACTGTATTTGCAGCCGTCAGGGTTACACCATGCGCTGCTGCTTGGGGTTGGATCACTAAAACTTTAGGGTCTTCTAGGGTTTGGAACTGTTTAAATATTTCCGTCCGTCTGGGTGCGGGTACATCACCTCTGATTACTGCTGCCGTAATTCCGTCGCTCTCTAGCTTCTCCACTAGCATGTCTATAACATGTTTAAAAGGTACGAAAACAAGGATTTTCTTACTGGACTCGTCAATAACTTCTCGCAGCACTTTGTACCGATGTTTGATGTCGAACTCTAGCGCCTCTTTGCTGTCGGTATAAACTGCACCACAAGATATTTGTAGTAACTTGTTCATGTTAACCGCTGCATTGGCGGCAGTTACCTGCTCTCCCGCTGCATCCATGACCATCCGATCCTTCAACAACTTATAGTATTTAATCTGTTGTCGGGTAAGTTCGACTTCCCGTTTTACATACACCATAGGGGGTAGGTCTAAACATTCTTCTTTGGTAAACCGGATAGCCGGTTGGAGAACCCTGTACACCGTATCGGTTGCGTCCTCCTTCGGCACCCACCGAAAGTTGGTGATCTTTGTCATCACTCGGTCACGGAATGACCCGAAGAACCTTGGTACCGCTGATTGGTTAACAAGTTTGGCTATGCCATAAGCATCTAGGGGACTCTGAGCTGCGGGAGTACCGGTCATCATCCATAACCATTTATCTGGTGTGAGTAATGCGTGCAAAGTTTTCCATCGCTTGGTCTGTGCATTCTTATAGTGAGTCGCCTCATCAACAATAATTAGGTCAAACCCACCGTTGGCTATAGCTTCTGATACGATCTCTACCCCGTCATAATTTATTATCACGAAGTCAGCGCCGTTATTAACTATGCCCCGCCGTTTTGCTGCTGGCCCGTAAGCCACATCTACTGTTCGGTGCATCGCAAACGTAAACAAGTCGTTACGCCACGCGGAATCCATAATAGATAGGGGGCATATCACTAGTGCACGTTTAATGTGCCCTTCGGTCATAAGATAGTCTGCCGCCCAGATAGCACTAGCAGTCTTGCCGGTACCCTGCTCGTTGAAGCAGAAGGCACGTTTGTTTAACGTGAGGAAGGAGGAAGTCGTTTTCTGATGCTCGAACGGCGTGTACTTACCCGTCCACTTGTACTTCCCTTCAATCGGGGAAGGTACTTTGATGTTTAAGTTTTTAAGTACTTGAGCCTCATCGATACCCCAGTTAACCATTACTTTGTTATCAGGTAACTGCTTACTTTTGGGTATGATCGTTGTTACTTTTTTAGGGTTGCGAAGCCGCAAGAGCAACGCCTTGTTATTTATAATTTCCACTTTTCCTACTCCTAAAGCCCTGCTTAGTCCACAGATAGGGCTAGGTCTGCGATATTGGTATGAACTACCGTTGGACTAACCTGATTTTTGCACCCTATAACTGGAGGATACAGGGTACGTTTTTTAAAGACGCATCAGGCTAAACGTCTGGGAGATTTCTTTTTCTTCTTTAAGTTGCGGCTACGGTTGGCACTAGCACTCTCCACCTTCACGCCGTCCTTGTTAGTACCACCCCGCGCCAATGCTACGTTATGGCTAACATCCTTACCCTCTCGCTTGTCTGCTTTGCCATTCTTGTTCGCGTCTTTACCCTTCTTATCCATTTCACGCCGAGCTTTCTGCCGCTCCATGCGTGCCTTAAACTCTTTGCTATCGACAGGTTTATTCTTTTGTTTCTTTCGGTCTTCTTTATTCTTGTAAGGCATCTAACTTCTCCCGTTATGTGGACATTCCAACACCACGCAGTGTGCTCTGCATAACCCGCTAGGGTTGGTGTTCCACGAATTATTCTCAAAGGCAGATTCCATACGACTGAAATCCCCTAACCATTTTTCCCATAGCCCTCCTTGTGCGCTCAAGGCATAACTATCTTTAATTAGTTCGTTTGACACCACGAACATAAGGCCACCGCGTACAAACTTAATATCAGGAAAGTGTTTAAATGTCGCCAAGGCCATCAACTCAAGCTGCCCTTTGTCGGCATACCGTGCGTTTCGGCCCGTCTTGTAGTCTATTACCCAAGCAGTCTCGGCTTCCTCGTCGAGGATAATCAAGTCGGCTACCCCACGGAACCACACGTCATCAGCAAAGAAGTCGCAGGGTTCCAAGTTTTCGGTCAACCCCAACTTATATTCACATAACTTCTTACCACGTTTAGCGTTTAAAGCATCTAGCGCACCCTTAGCGTAATCAAACTGAGGTGGTAGTGGTACGTTATCACGTACGTATTCTTCGGCTGCTTCATGGAACGCGGTACCGTAGTACATCGCATCAGTCTCAGGCTCGGAATAATCCTTAGCAATCTTTAAGTGGTAAAACTTCTTAGGGCATTGCTCGAATGCTTTTATCTTGCTGAAAGACCAAGGTGCTATACTCACTTATTATCTCCTAGAGCTACAAGTTGTTCAAAAGTATAAGGCGCGGCAATGTGCGATCCTTTGTACCCACTGCGGCCTTGGTATTCAGGAGATAGGGCGTGTATATATAAGCTCTCCAGTACGTCTAATTTTTCTTTATCGCAACGTATAAAAGTATACGAATCAAAGTTCTTAGTTTTAGAGTGATCTGCTAACCTAGCGGATATCTGTACTGATTGACCTACATAAACTACGCGGTTATCTCTCACCAAGAAATAAACACCACATTGATTTTCGAAAGATTCTGCCTGTGCCACTATCTCTTGCTCTAATACCATGTGCTTGTCTGTTAACGTATTGCTAAGTACACTGCTTTCTATAAGATGTCTTACTCCCCGTTCGAACTGTTTTATTTCTTTTTCTATGCGATATCGTTTTAGAGTGAGCGCATCCATAGCACTTTCATGGTATAACTCATCAGCGGGTTCTATTTTTTTACCTTCGCCCTTAGCACGGGCCACTAAATCCAAGACCCTATATACTTTCGGGCCTGTGATACAGTCCTTCCTAACGCTATGCTTTTGTCTTTTGTACCTTATGGGTTTATTTTGTCGCTCGGCGCGGGATATATAACTAGTTGGTTGTATACCATCCACTTTAAACCATTTATTCATAATAGCTGGCCGTATCCAAGCTCGTCTTTGGTCTTCGGGTACGCAGGAAGGCCACCAGTCAGCTATGCTCATCACTCCTCCTCGACAGCGTAGTCGTATGCTTCTTGTAGCGCATCCATAAGGTACGGTATCTCTTCAATGCTGAACGTCACCGTATCCAACCGGCCACCTTCCATCTGGTGGACCATGACAACTAACTCAGGATCGTCCCCTAACGAGACAACCCCAACGGAGCTGACGACCATATCTTTATCGTCTTCCCGTACCGCCGTCTTAGATTTGTAATGTATGCGTAACTTGTTCCTGTTAGCGTGCTTAGTCTTGTACTCTTCGAAGTTTAGTATCTCAGTCACTCGCAATCTCCATAAGACTTACCTATACCGGACTCACAATCGATTGGCATCCCATCAGCCCAAGCAGGTAACCAACGCATACATCCTTCGATATACTCTTGCGCTTCTACTACTTCTTCTTCGGGAACGCAGCAAACAACGGAGTCATGTACCGTTAAAACAACGCGGTATCGTTTAGCAATTTTTAGCATCTGCTCCCCGATTATGCAACGCGCAATGGCTTGACAGACGTTCTCTATCACCTTGCCACCATAGATCCGGTTTCGGCCTCGTCTAACTTTGTAGGTGTATTCCACACCCCTTTCACCTTGCTCACCTGCCAACTCGTCGTACCGCATGAGTAACCCAGACGGTAGTATAATTGCGTTTCTAGTTGCGTCGACTGTCAACACTTTACCCAGTCCAAACTGTAAGCTATCACCTCGCGCCATGCTCTCTAGCATATAGCCAGCGTCACGCCATAAAGTCGTTATCTTAAAATTCGCTTCACGGTACACCGAGATAACCCTGCGAGCTTCACTTAGATCCATCTCGAACCCGAAAGATCGTAGCTGTTCTTTAAATCGCACTGCGCCCATACCATAACCGGCACCAAGGATAGTAGTTTTACCAACGAACCGCTGGTCTTTAGTGATATCTTCTTCCCTGTTGGCCCCGTATATAGACATCGCCATCTTCTTGTAGACATCATCCCCTACATGAAATGCTTCAGTAAGATCTTCTTGCCCTGCCAACCATGCCAATACCCGTGCTTCAATCTGGCTTGAGTCGCAGTCGATCAGTACATAGCCGTCAGGGGCAATCATACTCTTCTTGAGCTTCTTGCCGTTTGGCCCTCTACTAGGAAGGTTCTGTAAATTGATCTTGTCCGCCCCACCCCAACGTCCAGTATGTGCTGCATAGTACTTTACAGGAACAGGGAGTAGTCCCCGCTTGGCTATGTCAATGAACCGTTGCGTCCTTGTTTCTTCAAGCGTGCTCTTGTTACCAAGCCTAGCATTGACCAAGGTTTGCACCCGCACATCTTCGTGCTCTAGTAATGCTTTGAACCCTTCATCAGACTTGGCAAAAGCAAACGTTTCTTTGCCTGTAGTAAGGCTGGTCTTCATCGGAGGAACAACCCCTAATATCTCCAACAACCCAGCAAACTTAGGGTTGCTCATCAAGTCTTTCTTATCTACACCGGCATCTAGTAACAACTTATCCTTAAGTTCTTTAGTGTCTTCGAGGTGCTGTTCCAGTAACCCTAGGTCAAGATCAAGCATAGGCTCGATGAACATACGTAGTGTCAGGTCTATGATCTTAAGTTCTTGTCTGGGAAATTTCTTACCCATGATACCGAAGAGCTTGTAGGTTAACTCGACATCGTTGATGCAGTAGTCGCCGTACTTATCCAGTTCTTCATCGGTAAAATCTAGTCGCCGCTTACCTTTGGCATCTAAAACTTCGGTACCTTTAGCGCCGATCTGATATCGTTCGGCCAACGCTTTGAGGCTCCCCCCAACTTCCACCCCGTGTACAGCACGGCCAATGCACAAAGTGTCAGCCCACACCCGAGGATGAATATCGAATAGCCAAGAAAGTATAGCACCGTCAAACATTGTGTTGTGAGCCAACACCATAGAGTCTTTCCAATCGAAACCATCGAAGTAATCTTTAAGTTGTTCATGAGTCCCACTCGCCCATTCGGTAGCCTCGTCGTTAACTTTAACGGATACGCCGATAACCTCAAAGCGAGGGTCACGTACGTATTCTTCTGTAGTCATCTTGCTTAATGAAAAGTCCTGAGAATAGAACGTCTCAAAGTCTATAGTAATAAGATCCATGTAGCTCTCAGTAACAAGTTAATAGGTAGGGGCTTCGCACCCCCTCGATGTCAGTTATACTTAACCCGATTGCGGCTGGGCTTTAACACATTAGAAAGTTCAAGCCTATTTTTACTTGTTGGCTATCTCACCACCACAGGCGAAATACCCTGCACCATCCACCCAGTTATCAACATGCTGGGGGTTCTGCTTGATCCTAGCTACCTTTAACAGCGCCATCATTACTGCAACATCTGTAGAAGTTAACGTAGTACCCGTATGCAATGACCAATACCCAGCGATCCGCGAGAAGTTATCCTCTGCATCGCCGTGGTCTGCTTGTCTATCCCTCGTGATGTACGATCTGGCGGTACTAAGAATCTTGCTTCGGGTCACTACCTCTACCGGGGCCGGGGGTAGGTCGTTAGTTTCTAGATAACTTGTTTCTACCTCTGCACTTAATCCGGTAGCCACCACCGATACCGACGTTGCCTTAGCTGTCGATTCCCTACGTTCCTGTTCCTCATGCCTCCACTTATCACGTACTTTCGTCACCAAACTGTAGGGGCACCTAACAGCTTTTGCTATATCCGATGGACTCCATGCTGGCATAGACTCTAGTAAACCTAATATCTGTCTTTCCCGCCTAGCACGCAGCTCGGATCTATCAGACATTTCTTTACGTAAGTTATATACATAATTAGCTACACAACCAACTTCTTTAGCGATAGCTGCATCACTACGGTGTTGGTCAGCTTCCAATAACTCCAGTACCTTCTTTTTCTTCGTTTCTTTCATCGTCCTTCCTTCTCTAAAATTCCAGCTCAAGCTGGTGTTGGTTTGATGGCGCACCCAGTAAGTGCGCAACATCTTTCATGTTGGCTTCATTGATTAGAAGCGCGATTCCCTCTGTCGAGGCAATATCATCTAGGTTCTTCTGTTGTAGTGGGGTAGGTTTGTTTTTACCTGCCTTACACTCGATCCCGAAGAACCTTCCTTTGTAGCACCCTACGATATCCGGTACACCACTTCGCCCATACCCACCCGTTGCTGGGTAGAAGTAATAAGCACCCATCTCTTTAAGTTGTTTGGTAATGGCACGTTTAACTTTGGCCTCGGGGGTCATGCGTTCTCCTTGGGAACTGGTATCAGGGTGTTGCAGAATTCAAATTAAAAAGGGTTTTTCCAAATCTGCTGTTGCAGAATTCAAATTAAAAAGGGTTTTTCCAAATCTGCACATTATTAATTCTCTTTTTCGAGTTGTTCTTCAACGATCTCAAGCAGCCGCGCTAACGAATCCGCTATGTTATTCAACGCAGTGACTACTTGGTCTGTCTGCTCATCGTTCATTGTGTTTCCTCTATTAACATATCTATATCTATGGGGGGCAGGTCATAATTCTTTACGAGTTCATCTATCTCCCGTCGGGCTCGTGTTAGTGCGGTCAGTGATTGGTGGTAC